CCGGCTTCAAGAGAATCGATTTGGGTTTGTAAGTTTGCTATCGAAGCTGATGTTGATGTTGCCGTTGATGAAGTATATGTAGTGAATGTAGTTGTAGATACCTTTGAATCAATCTTTGAGTCGAATGATGCAGAATCAATATCATATGATGCTGTAAAGGTATTGAATGTTGAATCAGATACATAATCCAAACCGGTAACTAAACTACCAGTTCCATCTACCAAAGCTGAACCTGATACCTGAACTAATTGTTGGTATGTATCTTTTATTTGTTGTGATGTAAGATTGTAGTTTGCCATCGTTTATCCTTTATTGAGGTAAGTATTTGTATCTTGAGTCAACCACTTTGACACCAAGTTTCTCCATTTGGTCAGCGTAACCTCTTCGAGTCACAAAGGGTGACTTAAATTGTGAGGACTGGTCCGGAACAATCTCCATTCCGTTTTCAGTACCAAACTCTGGGAATAAAGTTTCGTTATCTATAATCCAACCAACCATTCTTTCAGAGTACCATTCAGCTTTATTCTTTACTGAAGTTCTTTTCTTATCATAAGTATTGGAATCTACTGAAGATGCCTCTGCACCACCTTGAGGAATCAACAATCCGTTGTTTCTTGGTCTCAACCAAATTGATTCGAGTGCTTCGTAGTATGCCCAATATAATAATGCGTCTTGTAAGTAATCATCCATCAAGGTCTTGTAGTTACCTGTGAGTGATGATGAGTCTACATCCGTAATCATCTTTTGGTATAGTTTATATCCCAAAATTCTTTGGATGTGAATATCTTGTGCTTCACGGACTGCGTTTTTCAACAATGACACATCAACTGAATCATTTAGGTCAGTAAAGTTTTTCAACTTGTTTTCTGATAGGAATAAAGTAGTTGTCATTATTGTATACCCTCCGCTTTAGTTTCTAAAATAAGGTCTTCTCCAGCTTCTGCTTCAACCGATGTTACTACATCAGTTTCTTCACCATCATCGAACAATCTTACTTGTTCAACACCTAATGTAGTGTCGATTCCGTTGATTTTGAAAATACGTTCAAATGTCTTCAAAATGTCTGACTGCATAGGATATATCACGGTAGTCAAGAAGTGTTGGTAGGCGTCAAGTAGTTCACTTCTACCACCCAACTGACCTTCAGTTTTGATACCTAATAACATAGGAGAAGTGATTCGGTGACCAGTCAAAATCTTTTGAGTCACCATATCGTTTACTGTTGTGTAATAACCATCAGCACCATTTTGTGGGATTGGAACAATCTCTGGCATTTGGTCTCTATTTGCAACATCCATATACATCAACGAACCTGCGTTGTCAGTACCAGCGTATGCTGAACGGAGTGCTCTTTCATTTGCTTCTCTTTCCTCATCATCAGCATCCGTAAAGGTTGTGATAGCGAGTGAAGGTGCAAGACCATTCTTCAAGTTATTATTATGGAAGTTATCTACCTGAACATCTAACTCAATAGTTTTTAACGAACCCATATAATCTGGTAATGGGTAATAATCCAAACCACTTGTGTAAGGTTTGAAGTAAACTAATTGTGATGGTTGAGTTCTATCTCTTTGAGAGAACTTTGGTAGATAAGGAATATCTTTTTTATGAGGAACGATTGACCTTGATTTAGCCCAATCTCTCCATACATAGTATCCAGGAACATTACCTCGTTCATCCATCTTATGTGCTCTGACATAAGAGAAATCAACGTGATAGACTTCAGCAATTTGAGTTCTATCATTAGACCAAATAACCTCAAGAGCAAATCCTCCGTAGAGAACTCTATCTAAAGCTACTTTGGTGAAGATGTCGTTCCAAGTTTCACCTTCTTTGTTTGCGAGTTCTAATAACCCTTCATCAAGACCTGTAAGACCTTGACCTACGACTGCTTGATGTTTAGCATTTACTGCCGTAGCGTGCACGGATGATTTATGGTAATACTCAATAAGTGTTTGTGGGAATTTATTATCTTGTCCAAAATAGACAACATCCCCTTTATCATCCTCAAATACCATCCCATCTGGATAGTAATATTCTCCGTACTTGGGAATGATAGTAAATTTATGTTTTTTCTTTTCCATATATCTTATCCGTTATACACTACATAAGCTCCGTTCTCATTAGCAGAAGTATACAATGTCCTACTTATGCTCTCTGAAACAAACGCTGTTGTTGTCGTATCATCAAAATAAATTGTGTCAGTTCCTTGACCCCATACTGTATCAGAGGTGGACCACACATCAGCAAAAGTTCCCCATATAGCAGAAATACCTGCTACAACTTTTTGGAACTTCAAGTCATAACTACCTGCAACTAAATCAATATCAGTAGGTAGTGTTATTGGACTTCTTGCCCAATCACCTGACATTGTTACTGAAAGGGTTACTGAAGAACTTACTTCACTAAATCTATTGGTAAAAACAGCATTTACCGAATCACCCGTTGATAACGATGATGATGGTATAAAAGCAATTTCATTTTCAGTTGAAGAGTATAAATAAATCATTCAGTTCCTTACTAAATAGTAATAAGAGGGAGTCCGAAGACCCCCTCTATTACATTATATACAAATTAGCCTACGCTGATACCCGATAGGACACCGGCCAACGATGAACCCGAAAGTTCACTAGCTGGCTCTGGCTCTTGGCCAGTAAATGTAAGCGTGTAGCCGTTCAAATCTGAAAAGCTAGTACCTGTCTGGCCTTGTCCACCACTCAAAGACAATCCACGAGTTTGACCTAACAAGAAGAATACGCCAACACCATCTTCAGAACCATTGTTGGTTTCAACAACCATTCTGATATCTGGGTTTTTAGCTAATACTCTGACCTTGTTACGAGTCTCGGATTGAAGTTTGTGGAATGGCGCGTTTACAGTTTGCTCATAGAAAATAGTTCCGTTCTCTACATTTGATTGAATAGCCTCGGTGAAATCACCTGTTTGGCGAGTCAATTCAAATTTGTAAAGAGTACCGTCACCAGTAATCGTATCAATCAAACCTGTCGTACCACTTGTTGAACTAATAGAACCAGATAGGATATAGATGTTCTTCAAACCACCCGTGTTGTCACGACAACCGAGGGTAAATCCTGATGTAATATCACATGCCATAATCTATTCCTTTCTTTATTTTATTATTTCAACAATTAGGCCAAGTCGTTAGATACCCAGAACTCTGGATAAGCGATGTTCATACCCATTTTGGTAACAACGCGGTGCTTCAACTTGTCATCATTAATATCGTACCAAAGTTGGAAGTTAGATACATCAGACAACAAATCAGTACCGATTACCAATTGCTTAGAAGGACCCATAACGATACGGTTAGAACCTTGAAGACCAATAGTTCCAACGATAGTCAAGTTAGGAGTGAATGGGTGTTGAACTGCCATATAGTTACCACGAGCAGCAACCGTATTCATATCGAAGTGGTAGTTGTTTTCGTTACGCAACCAAGTCAAGTATTTACGGAAGTTAGTGATTGACATAAATGCAACCAAGTCTTCTCTATCTTGAACATCAGCAGCCAAGTTTTCTAACAACAAATCGATTTGGTCACCAGCGTTAGCTGAACTTGGAGTTTCGATACCTGAAGAAGGAACGACAACACCTGAAGTTGAACCAGAGATGATAACTTTCAAACCATCAACACAATCACCAGCACCAGTAGTAGCGCCCCAGATGAACTGGTCGTTAGCTTTTTGGAAACCAGCAACGATTTGTGAAGAATATTCTTGAACCAAAGTGAATGACTCGTTGTATGAACCACCTGGTTGCATAACACCCAAGTATTTGGTGTCAAGGTCACGAAGACACAAACCATCGTGAGAAGAACGCTGACATACTTCGATGTCACGTTGAGTGAATGAAGAAGTTCCTGCCAATGCAGTAACACAACCACGACCATCTACGATGTCAAGGTCTACTTCGAATAAATTGATAGGTTCTTTGTACTTAATTCCCTCTTTTACAGTAGCGAATTCTACAGTTGAACCTTCCATAATTGACTTTACAAACAACTCACCTGCGGTCTCGTTGTTGAAAGCGTCTAATGTACTTACGTCAAATGCCATAATAATACCTCTTTTTTATTATTTTTTACCTGTTTTGAGGGCAATCATTCTCTCTACCATAGCGGAGTTACGAGAAGGAGTTTCCTCTTTTTTGAATTTGCTGGTCTTTCCAGCGATAGTTTTTTCAGCAGCTGGAGCAGATGCAAAACCTTCGAACTTGGCTTCCAAAGATGCCATACGTTCTTCATACTTTTTCATCATCTCACCTACTGATTCTGATACTGCTTCAGCAACTGCGGCAACTACTTCTTCCGAAATAGCTTCTTCAACTACATCTGCAACCTCATCTGATACCTCATCAATAACCTCTTCGGCTACTGCTTCGGCTGGAGACATTTCTTCTTCCAATGCAACCTCTTCAGTTACAACTGCTTCTTCAGCAGGCAACGCCTCTTCTTCAGCTACTTCAGCTGGTTCTGACTCTTTGATAGCTTCAATTTTACCATCAGCCGTTACGATAGTTACACCACCCTCAAGAGCGTGTTCACCATCCGGTGCTGGTACTTGACCATCAGCAGTCACAACATACACTGCAAGACCTTGTGCTAGTTCTTCACCCTCATAAGCAAGGGTAAGTTCACCATCAGCTGTCTTTACTTCGCCAAAGGATAGTTCAGCAGGAGCATCAATAAGATTGAAATGCTTTTTTACTAAATCTTTGATTGAACTCATAATCAAATCCTTTTTTTAGTTTGTTTAACAATCTGAATTGGAACGAACCCAATAACCTCATATCCTTCCGCAGAAGGGGGTATCTCGGTATCTGGCACCCGTTCACCATTCTTTCACATATAACTATTGAAAACTATCCTTTTCCGTTCTATTCAGAAGTTCATCAATAAAGAATCCCTCAACTGAAAAGCCCTTCACAAGACCAGTCTTCACATAGTCATCCCAAATTTCCTTGTTCTTCACTTTTACCATGCCGTACCAAGTTCCTTTAGGATACTTTTCCCCATTAGAATAAATCAATGACTTATCTCTTGATGGGTCTGATACAATCCAACTCTCAACAACGAAGACATCACTCAATGCAAGTTCTTCGGAATGTTCCAAGTTAGTGTTATCAGTATATTTTCTTTGCATATACTTGTATGCAATCTTTTCAATAGTGTCTTCAGAGAAATACACGAAGTATTCTCCATTCATCTCATCGTAACGATAGATGAGTTTGTCTGGAATCATTAGTGGTCCAGCAACAATCTGCTTTTCAGCAAACTCTTGTTTACTGAATTGTGTACCAATTGCGTTAGGGCCTAACAAACGACCAAGTAGAGATTCCGTATCTACATCGCCTGTGTTTTGTCTTTCGGCTGATTGACCAACTACTTTTGATGAATCAACCCACTTACCATCAACCAAAGAGTAACTTACAGCCACCCATTCGTGTCTACAATTGTTTCCACCTACATAGTTGAAGATATCGTATTGGTTGATACCATCAGGTCCGAATCCTTCATTGACACCTGCCATAGACATATTGTTGATGTCCTCTTTACGGAACACCTTACCTCTACGAGTATATCTATCAATCAATACACGACAAAAATCACGAGTGTTAGATTGAACACGGCTACCTTTACCAGCTCTAACATCATATTGATATCTCACTCGTGTCGTAGGTGTGTCTAAAAAACTTGCGTCTTTCTCTCCACCTGCCTTGATGCCTGAAGTGTTTACTCTATTAGCAAAAGTCTCTTGTGATAATAACACATCATCTTGTGCAACTGAATCAAGGTAATCCAATACATCTTCAAGTTGGTCTTCTGACAAATCCTTCCAAGACTTTCTCTTTGACATCTGCCATTCTTCGAACATATCTTGCAATAATAAATCCATTGCTTCTTCGTGTTCGTAACACGGCATATAAACTACGAAATCACCTAATGTATGTTCGTGGTATCCTTCACATCCTGCTACTTGAGCAATCTCTTCAGCTTCAGCCGGAGTTGCGAATACTGGAATCCCATCCAAGAACGCCAATAAGTCAAAAAGACCGGATACATAAGAGTATAATACTCTTTCATTTTCTTTATCATTTTCAAATCTATCTCTCCAATAAGAATAACAAATAGCAGCTGCTTGGTCTCCATCTTTACCTTCTCCGATAACAACAGGTATACATCTTGAGATAAAGTCATCTTCTGACTCACCAGCTGATGGAGTTACAAACTTCTCTACGATAGAGCCACTTGCTTCGTTTACATAATCAGGTAATTCTGATACATCAACTGCACCTTCGAACAATCCCAACTCTTTTAGTTTTGATTCTGCCCATCGTTTACCAGCAAGACCACCCCACAACAAATATGAAATAGTCCCACAAGCAGTAGTATCAGACTCATCATAGTATTCCTCCGCTCTACTCAAGTAAGAGTACATTCTCTTGATTGTCTCAACTGATACTGCCTCACCTTTAGCAAGTTGTTGCGCTCTTACTTTCCCTACTTGGGTTGCGCACTTATTGTCTTGCTTTTCATTTAGGTCAATTCCCTTTTGTGCATTATTAGATACTGCATCTGGGTAATCTGAATAAGACTCGAATATCTCTTGTTTGTTGAAGAACATCCAACCAGCTTCAATGGCAGGACTTTCTACCAATGCGATAGCATCAACACCAGAGAATTCATCCTCTTCGTTGATATCTAACTTTACAATCTTTACTGATGACTTTGCCATAGATATTCTCCTATATAGTATTATATATTTTTTTGTAAAATATGTTACTCTTATCCACCACCCAAAGTTCTTCTACGATTGAGTCTTGCATCTGCCTCATTTGCATCAGCAATATCTTGACCAATCACATATGCTCTAAAGGTGCCTGATGGAGCAGAGAATTGTGGTGTCAATTGTGAACCTTCACCTATCTGGCCGATTGGTGTAAACGAACCTTGACCACCAGTAGATGGTAATGCTCCACCACCTCCACCAATAGATGGGGCTGATGTAGAACCAAATGTAGATGATTGAATGTCTTGGATACTTGCTCTTGACTTTGCACCAATAGCTGCAACAAGTGCAATACCGATTGCCGTTCCAAGACCAGGTACAACAGCGTTGAACTTTTGTGCACCTGCGAATGCCTCGAATGCCGCTT